GCGCCTCAGGTAATGACAGGCCGCATGCGCCACCGGGCAGAGCTGCAAAAGAAAGACAGCGTGCCCGATGGCGCGGGTGGATGGGATACAACGTGGGTGCGTGAGCGCTCGATCTGGTGTTGGATCCGTCCGACAAGTGGGGCGCAGCGGCTAGAGTCGATGCGCCGAGAGAGCCAGGTCAGCCACGAGATCTACACGCGCTTTGCAAGCGACGTGACGACCGAAAAGCGAATCACGTATCGCGGTAAGGCGTACAACCTTGAGGCGGTCTGGTCGCCGGATGAGCGCCAGGAGTTTTTGCAGATCGTAGCGACTGAAGGGGTGGCTACGTGAACCCAGCCGCACTACAGATTGCTATCTTCAATCGCCTCGAATCGTGGCAGCCGCTGGATGATTTGCTAGCCTCCCGCGTGACGCCCGATGGTGTTGAGATCGACGCCCCAGCCATTTACGACCATGTGCCGCAGAATGTCGATGAAAAGGCCAAGTTCCCGTTTGTCGTGATCGGCGATGATACGGCTGTTGATTTTGACACAGACGACAGTGTAGGCAGCGAGGCTACAATAACAATCCATGCATGGAGCAGGCAGCGTGGTAGGCTGGAGGCTAAGAATATTCAGCGCGAGATTTACAACGCGCTCAATCGGCACGAGCTCGACGTAGACGGTCGCCATACGGTGGATTGTATTTACGAATACGCAGAGTCAATCTTGGAACAAGACGGAATAACGAGGCACGGCGTTATTCGTTTTCGCATTACGACGGAAGAGGTGTAGACCATGGTCGCAAACGTTGGCCGCAAACTGACGATCGAGCGTGACGGCACTATCATTGCCGGTGTACGCACAAAGAACTTCACGATCAACAATGAGCCGATCGACGTTACTACGGACGATGATGACGGGTTTCGCCGGCTGCTCGAAGAAAGCGGTGAAAAGCAGATCGACATGACCGTGGAGGGGCTTACCAAGGACGATGACTTGATCAAAACTGCTGCGAACGGCGGGACGCTGATCGAACAGTACACGATCAATCTGCCTAGCGGCGCCGCCATTGAGGGTGATTTCCGGCTCAACAACGTGGAGCAGGGAGCGGAGTACAATGAGGCCATCACCTTTACCGCCGAGATTCACAGCACCGGCGAATGGACGTTCACGGAAGCAGACTAAAGGGAGCGGATAATGTCGGCCATCTTTGAAGAGGTCACGATCACCTGGGGCACGGACGATGACGGTAATCCAGTCGAGTACACCGTCACGCCCACGTACCGCATGATCCAGCAGATTGAGCAGCGCGTTTCCATCGCTGGTATCAGCAACCGCATCATGAATGGCGAGCCGCCAATTAGTCACATGGCGGAAGTGATCGCCATCCTGTTGCGCCATGCCGGTGCGCGTGTATCGCCGGATGAGGTCTATGAAGCAATCATGACCACGGACAACCCGGACATGATGCATGATCTGGCGACCGTGATCGTGACGGCGTTTGTGCCCCAAAAAAAGTCCGGTTCGCAAGGAGGCGGCAAGGCGAAGACGAAGACGAAAACGAAGAAGTAGCGGACGTTGACTGGGCTGAGCACTACAGGTTGGCGGTGGGGCACCTTGGCATTCAGCCCAGTGAGTTTTGGGGCATGACAGTCCACGAGTTCTTCCTGCTTTACGACACCAAGCGCGACCACGATGCCAACGTCGATTACGCCGGGCGTTTGAGCGAACAGGACTGCGAAAGCCTCTATAGGATGTTGCACTGATGGCAAACCCTGTCGGCAATTTGCTTGTTCGGATCGGAGCCGATACCGGCGGCCTGCGCCGTGGTGGTCGCCGGGCCGAGACGACAATGCAGCGCATGGGGCGACAGGCCCGCGCCACGGCAACACGAGTCGCAAGGCTGGGGGCAGCAGCGGCAGCAGCCGGTGCGGCACTGACAACGTATCTGACGCGCCAGGGGCTCCAAGCGGTTGATGCACAGGCCAAGCTCGCTCGTCAGCTCGGCGGCACCATCGACGGCCTGCGTGGGCTGCAGCTTGCCGCCAATGACGCGGGGGTTGATACCAATACGCTCAACCAGTCCATGGAGCGGCTGAGCCAGCGCATTGGCGAGGCGCGTCGCGGTACTGGTCAGGCAGCGCAAGCGTTCGAGCGGCTCGGCATTAACGCGGACGAGATGGCCCGCATGGATGTGGACCAGCGTGCGGCGCACATTGCTGACCGGATGCGGGATCTTGGGCTGTCCACGGATCAAGCTGCCGACGAGCTCCGGCAGATGGGTATTCGTAACGCTGAGGTGGTGAACCTTCTGCGAGAAGGTGGCGGTGCCATCCGTGATGCAACGGAAGAGATTGACGCGCTCGGACTATCTCTGTCCGATGTGGATGCAGCGCAAGTCGAGGCCGCTAATGACGCCATGAGCCGAATGGGGTCTGCGGTCGAGCTGATTCAGCAAGCCTTGGCGGTGGAGCTTGCGCCGATCCTTGAGGGTATCGCGGATCTATTCTTGGACTCGCAAAAGGAGTCCAATGCTCTGCGTGATGCCGTTGAGTCGTTTGTTGATTTCGGGATTCGTGGGTTTGCGTTTGTCGCCGATGCAGTGGAGTCGCTTCGGCGAACGTTTGTCTTGGCCCGTGAAGGGATCGCAACGTTCGCGTTTACCATCCAGCGCGAGATGCTGCGTGCGACTGACACGATTCTGAGCGGCCCTGTTGATGCCATCAATACGTTGATCCGGCTAGCTAACCGCATCCCCGGCATCGACTTCGGAATGGTTGACCAGCCGGAAATTGTCGAAGATTTGCGCGGGCAAATGGAGGCAGCGTCTCTGGCCGTCGAAGAAGGCAAGGCGGCAATGCACGAAACCCTGGCGGAGCCCATGCCATCCGAGGGCATCCATCAGTGGGTTGACGACGTGCGCGAAGCATCCGAAAGGGCGGCCATTGAGACCGTCGAAGGCCGCGAGCGCATGGCAGAAGCGCAAGCGCAAGCCGATGAGGAAGAGCGCGAACGGCGTTTAGAAAACAACGAGCATCTTCGTGAAATCCTGGGCGATCACCTGAACCTTGAAACGGACATGATTCGCGACGCACAGGAGAGGATGACTGAAATCGAGGAGCAGGGGGCCGAGGCACGCAAGCGCGCAGCCGAGGCCGAAGCACGCCAGAAACAGCGCATCATGGGCGATGCGCTCCAGGACCTGACTACCTTGATGAACAGCGAATCGCGCGAGATGTTCAAAATCGGCAAGGCGGCGGCTATTAGTCAGTCTCTTATCAGCACCTACCAAGGCATGAGTAAAGCTCTTGAGCTAGGCTGGCCGCTTGGGCCGATTGCGGCAAGCGCAATTGGCGCAGCAGGCTTTGCCAACGTACAATCAATCAAATCGCAGTCGTTTAGAGGCGGCGGATCGGGCGGCGGCGGCGCGTCGAGCAACACGCAACAGGTTAACGCGGATGCGACGCCGACTGGGCAGGGCGGTGGTGGGGGGCAGGCCGTTGAGCGCAGCATCACGATCCGTGGCGAGGGCGTAAGCCAAGAGTGGATCAGGGAGTCGCTTGCGCCCGCGCTTAATGAAGCAGCAGGTGACGGCGTGAGGTTTGCCGGATGAGCGTCATAATCGACAACAACCTAATCCTGTCGCCGCCGGAAGAGGCGCAGCCGACCCGGCACGCGCGTATTCTGTACCGCACTATCTGGCGGAAATCCGGCGCGACCATTGATGCGTCCAGCGAGCAGGATGGGTTTCCTGCGTCTGCGTTGCTGAATGAACTGACTTACGAGTTTTGGCGGCCGGAGTCACTGCCTGCAACATGGGAGGTTGACGCCGGTGAGGCCGTGACTGTCAACGCGTGCGGCATCGCGGCGCACACGCTTGGAAGCAGTGCCAGCGCCGTTGAGGTTCAGTATTTCGACGGCTCCGACTGGGAGACCGTGGGTGACTTTGCTCCCGGCGCGGACGATCCAATCCTGTTTTTGTTTGAGCCGACTGAGGCGCAGCGTTGGCGCATCCGGGTGACTGGCTCCGACGTGCCTAGCATCGGCGTTGTGTTTTTTGGCAAAGCGTTGGAAATGTACCGTCCAATCTACCAGGGGCACAGCCCTTTGCCTCTGTCACGCGAGACAGTGCGCGAGCCGAACCGAAGCGAGCGCGGGCAGTGGC